GTCTAAATCGCTTATCTTGTGAAGCGGCATACGGAAGTAGCGGGCGATTTCGGATACGCCGAATTTGCGCGTTTCCAGCAGCTGCGCGTCCTCCGGCGGCACGCCCACCGCGTTGAACTTCATGCCTTCCTCAAGCACCGCCACGCGGAACTTGTTATCCAAGCCTTCGTGCGTCTTTTCAAAAGATTTGCGGAGCCGCGCCGACGCTTCGTCCGACAACTGGCCTGGATGCTCAAGGATTCCGCCGGGTCGGGCGTCGTTGGCAAAGAATTTCGCCGCGTATTTCTGCGCCGCGAGGCCCAGTCCTATAGCTTCTTTTGCCGCCCGCATCGGCGGCAGGCCTATAAGTCCGTCATAAGACAGGCCTTTTACATGCACCATGTCCGCAAACGGCACGTTCACCACGCCGGAATCCAGCGCGACCGCATAGACCAGTTGCCCGTTCACGCGCTTTAACGCGACGCGCCAAGGCGTGATGGGCCACAAAGCCACCGGCTCGCGAGCCGAGTTGCGCTCTATTTCCGAATAGTGGTTGCCCCACATGCACAGGTGCAACATTATTGCCTGCCGCCAGCTCATGGAGGTCATCTCCGGATTAGGCGCGTCGTGCAGTAGCCTGTAAAGCGAATGACTTGAAACGCGGTTCTTGCCGTCCGACGTGCGCTGATAGACATGCAAGGGCAGCGAGCCGACAGTCTGCGCCAGCACCTGCGTGCAGGCGTATACCGCCGACAGGTTCAACGCCAGCGTTTCGTTGACCAGCACGCCGCTTTGCGTGTCCGACAGGGGCAGGAACACGTCGGCGAAGAATTGCTGCATGCTTTGCATCTTGCGCCCGCCGATTCTCAAAATCTTTTTTAGCCAGTTCATAAAATCCGTATGCCTCTTGATTCGTATATGCTCGTGCCGGACCCGTGCCGCATCGCCCTGTCCAACGCCATCACCGTCGCCACTATGCCGTCTATGCGCTGCGTGCTTTTGCTTTTGTCCGGCTTGATGTTTCCGGCGGGGTCGCTCTTTACTACGGCGTTATCCGCCATCCAGCGCATTACCGGATTGCCGCCGTGGTGCAGCTTGCCCGACAGCACCAACCGCAACAGTTCCTTGCTCGGCCCCGCCATCGAGGCGAATCCCTGACCGAACGGCACGACAGTAACGCCTAACTCTTCAAGCTCTTGGACAATCTTCGCCGCGCCCCAGCGGTCGAAGGCTATCTCCTTCAGCGCGTATTGCTTGCGAAGTTCCGCAATCTTGGCGACGATGAAGCCGTAATCAATCACATTGCCCGCCGTAGCGTAGACCAGCCCCTGCTTCACCCACAGGTCGTAAGGCACATGGTCGCGCTTGGCGCGTTCAAGCAGGTTGTCGCCCGGTATCCAGAAATAAGAAAGCAGCTTCACCGCGCCGTTTACCGGAAACGCCAGCACCAAAGCCGTGATGTCCGTAGTGGACGATAAGTCCAGCCCGGCATAGCACGGCTTGCCCTTTAGCATCTCGGCGACAACCTCGCCGCCGCACGCTTCCCACGCCTGCATCGGTATCCAGCGGCTTTCCTGCTGCGTCCACTGATTGAGGTGCAGCCGCCGGAAGGTGTTCTCATAGGCAGGGACATTCTCGGCCTTGGCGCATTCGCGTTTCAAATAATCCTCGCTGATACTTACGCCGAGGTTAGGGTTCGCCTTGCGCCATATCTTGGGGTCGCGCCAGTCGTCAGCCTCGTCCGCCGCGTAGATAACCGGCAAAAAGCTGTCGTCCTCTATAACGCCTTCTTTGATTCTGCGAGCATATTCGTGCAACTCCCAGCAGATTGAATTGCGGTCAAATCCGGCTGTGGTTATTGCCACCGTGAGCGGCTGCGTCCTTGCGCCGGTGCTGGTAGCCAGCACGTCCCATAATTCGCGGTTAGGCTGCGCGTGCAGTTCGTCAAATATAATCCCGTGCGCGTTCAGCCCGTGTTTCGTATATGCGTCCGCGCTTAAAACCTTGTAGCTGGACATCGCCTTGTTGTAGGCGATTGCCTTCCTGAAAACCCGCAGCCGGATTGCCAAGTCGTGCGATACCGCCACCATGCTTTTCGCTATGTCAAAAATAATGGACGCCTGCTCGCGGTCCGCCGCCGCGCTGTAAACCTCGGCGGAAGGCTCCCTGTCCGCCATGAGAAGATACAAGGCCAGCCCCGCGCACAGGCTGGATTTGCCGTTCTTGCGCGGAATCTCTATATAGCAGGTGCGGTAACGCCGCGTGCCGTCGGGCCGCTTCCAGCCGAACAGCGTCCGCACTATGTCCCGCTGCCAACGCTCCAGCTTGAACGGCATGCCCGCCCATTCGCCCTTGACGTGCGTCAGGTAGAGCTCAAAAAACCGTTCGGCCTTGCGGGCCGCTTTCGCGTCAAACCTATATTTCATAGCTCGTCCAGCACCGCCTCGTCCTCGCCCATGAAACCGACAGGCTCTTCTATCCGCGTCCGCGCGGTCGGCGTGATGCCGAACTCGGCGCACATGCGGCAATATTGCGAGTAATACATGTTCGCTATCGCCACCTGAGGGCGTTTGCGGGCCTCGCCCACCAGCTTCGTAGTCCCGCCGATGACTATTTCCTTCACGCCTTTCGGGTAATAGGTGGAGCCTTTGGCTTCAAGCTCGCATTCCATCTGCCGCCAGCGCGAATAGGATTTGCAGAGCATTTCAAACGGGCCGCGTTCCGCCGCCGTCCATGACTTGCCCATGCTGGCAACTGTCGCCAGCCAGTATTCCTTTGAAACATCGTCCAGCCAGTCCGGCGGCGCACCGATTGCGCCTTTGGGCCTCGGCTCGCGATTGTTTATGCGGCATTTCTGACTGCCGTGCAGCAGCTTCAAAGCGGTAGGTTTAGGTTTTCGTCCTTTCATAGCGTCCTTCGCGCGCACGCATATAAACATGCGCCTTTTTCCAATTTTGCACGCGCGTGCGCGTAGCCGCGCATCGGTCTATCGGCTAAGCGCGACAGGGAACTGAGTAGCCTATGGGGGCCAATCGGCTCTATGTGAATTCGTTTCCATCGAACCGCAGCCTCGTGTGCCTCCTGAGGCGTGCGATAACAGCCCAAATAAGTCCGTATGCCGTTTAGTTTTACCCTCGCCGTAAACCTGCTGCCGTGCACTTCAACGTTCCTGTAATGCGTTTTATTGGGACGCGGATTGTGAACGTTGTGCATGTTCTCCGAGCGCGTAACAAGACGCAGGTTGGAGCGTCGGTTATCAAGCCGGTCGCCGTTTATATGGTCAACTTCCATATCCGTAGACAACCCAAGAATCAGCCGGTGCATGTAAAGCGTTCCCCATTTACCCGCTCCTCGCCAGATTGTCCGCCTTGCATATCCGTTTCGCGGCTTGCCTAGCTGCCATGACCAGCGGGACACTAGCGGATAGTCTTCGGGAGACACTTTTGCGCAGGTGGGGGGCACGCCATTGATGCCGTTGACTTTTATAAGCATGAAATCAGTGTCGAGGTTCATTTGCGGTGCCTCCCGAACCCGCCGTCCTCCTGCGCTGTCTTGAGGCTGTGGTGCTCGTGACATAGCCCCTGTAAATTGCTTTCCTCGTCCGTCCCGCCCTTGGCCTTGCTGACGATATGGTCCACGTCCGTTGATAACTGCCCGCAGCCGGGATGTCTGCATACCGGGTCCCGCGCCAAGATGAGCAGCCTTAACCTCTGCCAGCGCGAACCGTAGCCGCGTTGCGTTGACGTGCCACGCCTGTCCCGCTCGGCCTTGTCAGCCACCGCCTTGTGCGCCGGGCAGTAACGCCCGCTTTCCTCCGCCAACGCAGGGCAACCGGGATAGGCGCACGGAGGCAAAGGCTTATGCGGCATGTTTCACCTCGGGTGATTTCACCGGCTGGTTTGACAGCACGGCCTTCTTGCCTGTTGCTTGCTCAAACCGTTTGCAAATGACGTCACAATATAGGGCGTCCATTTCCATGACGAACGCCTTGCGTGCCGTATGCTCACATGCAATCAGCGTGCTGCCTGAGCCGCCGAACAAGTCGAGGACGTTCTCGCCTTTGAGCGAACTGTAGTTGATAGCGCGGACGGCAAGTTCCACAGGCTTCTCGGTCAGGTGAACCATGCTCTGCGGGTTGACCTTCTTCACCGACCATACGTCGGTGACGTTGTTCGGGCCGTAAAACTTGTGCCCCGCGCCTTCTTTCCAGCCGTAGAAACACCACTCGTGATTTCCCATGAAGTCTTTTCGGGTCAGGACAGGATGTTCTTTGACCCAGATAATCATCTGGCTGAAATAAAGCTCGCACGCTTTAAGCGCGTTGGGATAGTTGTAGATGTTTGAATACCCGCCCCAGATGTAGAACGACTTGCCGGGCTCCAGCACGCGGGTGATATTGCCGAACCACGACAGCAACAGCTTTGAGAACGCCTCGTCGTCCAAGAAATCGTTGGCAAGCGGCCTGTCTTTTGCCCGCAACACCTTCGGCGCGGACTTGGCGTTCTTCTTCATCTTCGCCATGTTGCGCCCCCGCACGAACACGTCCGGGTGATTGGCGACATCCATGCCCTGCTGCCCGATAAGATTGCCCGAAGCCAGCGCGGCGTTGACGGCGTTATTGCTTCGCGGTGCCACGTTGACGTTATAAGGCGGGTCTGTGTTGACGAGATGTATCTTCGCGCCGTCCAAGAGCCTGTCCACGTCCGCAGGTTTGGAACTGTCGCCGCAAAGGAGCCGGTGATTGCCGAGCAGCCACAAATCGCCGGGCTTGGTTATGGCTTCTTCCGGCTTGGCGGGCACTTCGTCCAGCATATTCTCGTCCAGCAACGCCTCATTGCCGAGTTCGCCAAGTTCGTCATCACTGAACCCGACTTCGCGCAGAAAATCCGCGTCAAAGTCGTTGGCGAGTATGTCCATATCCCAGTCGCCCGCCGAAATGTTGTCCCGGAGCATCCGCTTTGCTTCCAACTCCGGGTTATCCATTACGATGACTGGCACTTCCTTCATGCCGATTTCAACGGCGGCACGGTAACGCTGGTTGCCCGCAAATATCACCATGTCCTTATTGACGAGGACT